CGCGCCCAAGCCCGGCAAGGGCGTAGAGGTCACCGACATGACCCAGGGCTACTACATGAACAAGTTCCTTGGGGGACGCAGGATCGACGGCACGAGAGCCGTCGGGGCCAAGGTGTCGGACCTGGAGGAGACTCCGAAGCTGAGCCCACAGGAGATGGCGGCCAACTACGGCTGGTCGTATGCATTCCTTGAGTCCAACAAGGAACTGAAGCCTTACTTCGAGCAGGCCATCAAGGAAGGCTGGAATCAGCAGAAGTGGCTTGCGGAAATCTCGGACACCAAGTGGTGGAAAGAGAACTCGAACACCATGCGGCAGGCGAAGATGCTGAAGGCTACAGATCCCGCCACCTACCAGGCCCAGCTCAACGCAGCCACGATTCAGGTGAAGCAGCTGGCGGCAGAGATCGGGGCGCCGCTTACGGCGGCGACCTTGAAGAAGGCCGCCTCAGACATGATCCAGTACGGTATGGATGAGGACCAGCTCAGGTACGCCCTTGGTAAGTATGTGAAGTTCACCAAGCAGGGCACCATGATCGGCGAAGCTGGCATGCATGAGTACACCATGAAGCAGTACGCAGCCCAGATGGGTGTGCCAGTCACCGACCAGGCCCTGAAGAATCAGGCCCAGCTTGTGGTCAGGAAGCTGGCCACCACTCAGGACTTCGAGGATCAGATTAAGCAGCAGGCCATCTCTGCCTACCCCGCCTACCAGCAGCAGATCGAGGCGGGGGAAACGGTGCAGGATCTGGCTTCTCCGTATGTGCAGATGGCAGCCCAGGAGCTGGAGGTCCCATACCAGGACTTCAACGTTGACGATCCGCTGATCAAGTCTGCGATGAACGGCCTGGACCAGAGTGGTAAGCCTACTGGCGTGTCGCTCACAGACTTCCAGACGAGACTCAAGAACGATCCGAGGTGGGCTGGCACCCAGAACGCGCAGGACGACGTGATGTCTACCGGCATCACGGTACTGAAGGACATGGGCCTTATGCCCAATAAGGGGTGATCCATGGCTCTCTCGTTCGAGCAGTTCATGGCTGGCATCTCCGCTCAGGAGAGCGGAGGCAACTACAGTGCCGTGAACCGCCAGAGTGGAGCGCTCGGCAAGTATCAGGTGATGCCGTCTAACGTGGCGGGTTGGTCCAAGCAGGTGCTTGGCTACAGCATCTCCACCAGTCAGTTCCTTCACTCGCCGTCCCTGCAAGAGAAGATCGTCTCCGGAATCCTGCATGGCTACTTCAACAAGTGGGGCCCACGCGGCGCGGCAGCCGCGTGGTACGCGGGCCCTGGCAATCACAATCTTGACATGTCCACCAGCCCGCAGTACGGCGGACCGAGCATCAAAAGCTATGTCGACTCGGTACTCAGTCATGCGGGAGCCGCGTCAGGCAGCTCCACGTCAACGTACTCAAGTGACGCTGTAGCGGGGACGGAGAAGATGTCTGCCAAGGAGACAGCCGCACAGTACGGATTCACCCAGGCGTTCATCGACGCCAACCCAGAGCTGAAGCCCTACTTCGATAAGGCCGTGAAGCAGGGCTGGAATCAGCAGAAGTGGCTTGCAGAGATCTCGGACACCAAATGGTGGAAGACTCACACTGACTCTGAGCGCAAGTTCCTGATGATGAAGTTCGGCGATCCCAAGACCGCCGACCAGAAGATGAACGCAGCCTACATCCATGTGCGGCAGCTGGCCGCACAGATGGGCATCGTCGAGAACCCTGCACAGATGAAGCGCATCAAGGCCTGGGCGTACAACTACGCAGCCAAGGGCTGGGATGACGCGATGTTGCGGGACACCATCGGCAAGTACGTCTACTTCGATAAGGGGGCTCAGGGGGAAGGCGGCGAAACCATGAACCAGCTCAAAAGTTACGCCTACTCCATGGGCGTCACCATGTCTGGGAAGTGGTATGCCGATAATTCTCGCAATGTCATTCGCGGTGTGGCGGCACTACAGGACTACAAGGATCAGATCCTCAAGCAGGCGAAGGCGACGTACTCGCAGTATTCCAAGCAGCTAGATGCTGGGCAGACGATGTCGGACATCGCCTCGCCCTATATCCAGTCGATGCAGAACATCCTGGAGATCCCCGCTGGCTCCCTGTCCTTGCAGGACAAGAGCATCAAGGCGGCCCTTCAGTACAAGAACCCGGCAACCGGAGCCAGCGAATCCAAACCGCTCTGGCAGTTCGAGAACGATCTCAGATCCGATCCTCGATGGAAGTCCACACAGAACGCCCAGAACTCGATGATGCAGGTAGCCCACCAAGTCCTGTCGGACTTCGGCCTGAAGTACTAGCGGAGGGGAAGAGATGGCTAGACCTACCGACTGGCAGGCTGAAGTAGCCCAGATCAAGGCGGCAGCGCCTGCACCAGCAGGCTCTGGGTGGATCAACACTGGCCCCACCGGCTCCAGTGAAATAGGGCTTCAGCTTCAGATCAAGATGTACAAAGCGCGGCAGCAGGCCGCGCAGGCCAGGCTGAAGACTTTGCAGAGCCAGGCCGCTGGGCTCAAGGGCAAGACCGACGCCAAGAGCAAGGCTGCTCTCGCTGTCCTGAACCAGCAGATCAAGGACACTCAGGCCAGGATTGCCACGAACGGCAAGCGGCTCACGACTGCGCAGAACAACTACTACAAGGTCACCGGCCAGTACGACAAGCTGCTGTCCGGCGACAACCGCGACGCCTTCATGGCGTTGCAGTCGCTGTTCAACTCGTATGGCCTGGGCTCGCTGTCTGGCAAGATCTACGACTATGTGAAGAACGGCTACTCGTCCGACACGATCAGCATCCTATTGCAGGACACGCCTGAATACAAGGCGCGGTTCGCTGGCAACCAGGCGAGGATCAAGGCGGGTCTGCCTGTCCTTTCCCCCGCCGAGTACCTGTCGACCGAGTCTGCCTATCAGCAGATCATGAGTTCAGCTGGGCTTCCGCCCAGCTTCTACGACCAACCTTCCGACTTCGCCACCTGGATCGGGGAGAACAAGTCACCCTCGGAGATTCAGGCGAGGGTCGATCTGGCTTCGCAGGCTACGACTCTCTCGTCCCCCGCGTATCGTCAGGCCCTCAATCAGATGGGCATTGATGACGCCCATCTTACTGCTTACTATCTCGATCCGACGAAGGCTCTGCCGCTTCTCCAGAAGCAGGCAGCTACGGCCCAGATCGGAGCAGAGGCGCTCAAGCAGGGGATGGCGTTCGATCAGTCCTACGCCGAGCAGCTGGCCACAGAGGGGGTCAGCCAGCAGGCTGCCGCTCAGGGGTATGCCCAGGTGGCGGGTGAACTGGGGACGATGCAGGGCCTTGGCAGTATCTACAACCAGGGCTGGACTCAGCGAGAGTCCGAGCAGGCTGCCCTTGAGGGCAGCGCTGCCGCTACAGCAAAGAAGGCAGGGCTCCTCAGTCAGGAGCGAGGAGCCTTTGGAGGCCAGTCGGGTAATGCCCGAGCTGGCCTTGGAGTATCACAGGCGGCCCGATAAGGGTCAGTGCGCGTAGCTTAATTGGCAAAGCAACCGGCGTATAGCCGGTATATCGTGCGGGTTCGAGTCCCGCCGCGCACACCACGCATGGACCGACCGGCCCCATGCCTGTAACAAGTCCGGTAATCAACAGCACGAGCGTGGCCAGCCTCCCCGGGCTGGCTTATTGGCGTGCACTCTAAATGGGAGGGACACATCATGTCCAACTGGGGTTACGAGAACAACGAAGCTAACGGCCTGGGCGAAAGCACCGAAGCGAACGGCCCGAAGGCACTCCGTGACGCGTACGAAGCCATGAAGAGGCAGAACGAGGAGCTGAACCAGAAGCTGACGAGCTTCCTGGAGGAGCAGGCCACTGCCAAGATGGCTACCGTTTTCGAGTCCCTCGGGGTTCCGGGTGCACAGTCTGTGTATACCGGCCCCAACGATCCGCAGAAGGCCAAGGAGTGGGTGGAAACCATGCGCTCTACCTTCGGCGGAGGGCAGCCCCAGAGGGCTGCCAATGAAGTCGCCACGCCGCCCACGCTTCCCCCGTCCATGCAGGCTCAGTTCGAGCAGCTGACGCAGGCGGGGAGTCAGGGCACGCCCGTCGGGAACGTGGAGGCTGCACAGGCAGCCGTCAATGATGCTACCGATATCCAGGGCCTGATCAGCTCGTTCCAGAATATGAACGGAGTCTGACCGGCCCTCAATCCTCTCAAAGGAGTGAGACATGGCTAACGCCTTTACCGGCACTACCGCCATGGCGAACCTTGTTCAGACCGCGTACGACCGCGCTCTTGAGTTCGCCCTTCGTAAGCAGCCGCTGTTCCGTATGGTCGCCGACAAGCGACCGGTTCAGCAGGCTATGCCTGGTTCCTCGGTTGTGTTCGAGATCTACCAGGACCTGACCCAGGCTATCACCCCGCTGAACGAGCTTGTCGACCCGGACGCCGTTGCGGCCGGTAACCCGACCACGGTCTCGGTTACCCTCAACGAGTACGGTAACGCGATCCTCGTCAGCAACAAGCTGGACCTGTTCTCGTTCACCGACGTTACCGCTGGCCTGGTCAACCAGGTGGCGTGGAACCTGGTCGACTCGATCGACCTTCTGGTTCAGAACGTTCTGGCTACGGGTACGCAGACCATCCGGACCTCCGGTGGTGGCGTCGTCGGTTACGGCTTCGGCTCTACGCCGACCAACCCGGTTGCCCTTACGGCGATCGACTCGGACTCCACGTTCACCTCGGACATGGCTCGCCTTGCGGTGACTCAGCTCCGGACGAACGCGGTCCACCCGAACAAGGACAGCTACTACACCGCGTATATCCACCCGCAGGTCTCCTACGACCTGCGTCGTGAGACCGGTGCTGCGGCCTGGCGTGACCCGCACAACTACTCGGCGGCCGGTAACATCTGGGCTGGCGAGATCGGTGAGTACGAGGGCGCCTGCTACATCGAGACGCCTCGCGCTCAGAACGTCCAGTCTGGTGCTGGTGCTGGTGCGACCCAGACCCGTGTGTTCAACACCTACTACACCGGCCAGCAGGCTCTTGCTGAGGCCGTTGCGGAGGAGTTCCACACGGTTCGCGGTCCGGTCGTCGACAAGCTGACCCGCTTCCAGCCGCTCGGCTGGTACGGCGTGGCTGGCTGGTCGCTGTACCGTCCCGAGTCCCTGATCGTGGCTCAGTCCACCTCTTCGGCTCGCAACGCTGCCTGATCCAGTTGAGGGGGCCTGGCGATCCTCGGCCTTAAACAACCCTGGTATACGCATTGGGTGCCCTCGCTTCCCGTAAGGAGGGAATGAATGTCTGGTCTCGACAATACTTCGTACACGGTAACCACGGTCGCGGGTACGACCTATACGGCTACGGCCAACGATTATGTGGTCATCCTGACCAACAGCGCCACCAAGACGGTTACCCTGCCGCCCGTTGCCACGACCCAGCCGGGTCGTGTCTACCAGTTCATCTGTACCAACACTGGTGTAGCGACGCTGGACGGTAACGCGTCGGAGAACATCAACGGTGCAACCACGTTCGCTATGGTCGCTGGCACTGTTGGTGGTTCCACTGGTCGCTGCTCTATCGTCTCTGACGGTACGCAGTGGTTCACGCTGAACTCTCAGTGACGTGAGTGGGGCTGATAACACCAGCCTCACCGTTCGAAAGAACAGCACACCGTTCACCATAGACCATTCTCCGGGTGCTAACGATACTGTGCTGATCTACAACGCGAACAACACGCAGACGGCATACCTTCCCCCGGCGGCTTCGCTGCCGCCGGGCAGGGTGCTGTACTTCGTCAACGCTACAAGCAGCACGCTGAACGTGTTCTGCACGGACCAGCTTGATGGAGTTCCGGGCGGGACTGCAACCCCCGCCCGTTCTGCGCAGTTCGTTTCGGATGGTGCCAACTGGTGGACCATCTCTAACAACTAGAAGGGGGCCTCGGTGGCCAACTGGATATTCACCACGCCAACGGTCTCCGAGGCACCCTTCGCCTGGAACCCGCTGATGGAACGGTTCCGGATGGATCGCGGGGTGAGCGTGGTGGAAGTTGCACCGTGCCAGTATGAGCAGGTGCGCTACGACGCTTACACCAACGAGATCGGGGCGGTCAACCTACCGCCCAACCCGAACGCACAAGACACAGACTTCTACCCAGCCCCGAGGGCTGGGCTGCACTACTTCAGAGGTGGATACGAGCACGTGGTAGACAGCGCCGTCAAGGCCTGCATCATCGCTTCCGGTGCGGCAGATGAATCAAACTTCCAGCCCCTGCCTGGAGAAGGCTATGGCGAGGGCGGCTACGGAGAAGGAGGCTATGGCGAATGAGTATCTACGCGAAGCGTGATACGACCGCCGAGGACCGCCTGAAGGGCGGTGCCTCGTGACCTTGACACCCATACCGCACGGCACCACCGACTGGGATGCGCCGCTGAACGCTCAGCTCCAGCAGCTGGACTCAGCCATCAGCGGCCTGTCCCAGAACATCAAGACGTTCGGCGCCACTGGCGACGGCCTGACCGACGACTCTCCTGCTATCCAGGCTGCGATCAACGCAGCCGCCTCGACTGGTGGGCCTGTCTTCATCCCCGCTGGCACGTACATCATCGGTACCCGGCTCTCCATCCCTGCCGTCGATGGCCTGATTATCCAGGGCACCGGCTCAGCTTCCAGCCTCAAGCTAGGGGCTGGCGTCAACGACTATGTGATGCGGTTCACCGGAGCTGACACCAGGGTCACCATCCGCGACCTTGAGATCGACGGCAACCACCTCCAGCAGACCGCAGCCTCTGGTGGCATCTTCGCCAACGGAGCCGTCTCCTGCCGGTTCGACAACATCCACTTCACCTTCTGCCGCGATGACGCCCTGTATCTGGGGCCTCAGACCGGAGGGGCTTTCGGTCACAACAACCGAGTCATCGGCTGCCTGTTCGATCAGTCCACCGGATCTGCCGGGGCTGGCCGCGGGATCCACATGGACTCCAACGACGAGAACCAGGTCGAGGCCTGTGACTTCGAGTTCCTGGGTGGGGCGGACGTGAACGCCGCCGCGATCTACGACCAGGCTGGCACTCAGTTCATCCTTGGGTGCAACTTCGTCAACGGCGGGAACAACGCTAAGGGCGTCTGGGTTCAGAACGCCAAGTCCACCAAGATCGAAGGCTGCAACTTCGACGGCCTGTCTGGTGACAACATCTTTCTTGCGGCCCAGAAGTGTGTTGTGATCGGCAATACCCTGTTCTCTCCGGGCATCGCTGGTACTGCCGGACAGGCGTCCGGCATCTACCTGGAGTTCGGGACCTCCGGCAACGTCGTTATGGGGAACATCATCACCAGCGCTCCAGGCGCTGGTGTATCCAGGGATGCTATCCGTGAAGCCTCTGATGGTGGTGGCGGTAACAACACCATCTCCTACAACCGGATCGTCACTGACGGCGCATGGTCGTTTGGTGCTCTCGACCTGAGTGGCACCGGCTCTCGCGTTGTCGGCAACGACGGAGGCGGCCAGGCTGGCGACAAGTACACTTCCACCGTCTCGTTCTTCGGTGACACCGCGATCACCCAGGCCTTCGGGTCTCAGGTTGTCGGCGACACTCAGGTCCGCTGGAAGGTCAATACCGACGGCACCATGTCGTGGGGTCCTGGTAACGGCTCGACTGACGCCACGATCAACCGGAGTGCCGCTGGAGTCCTCACTTCCACAGCAGCGCTCAACGGCGTGTCGTTCAACGTCAACGCAGGCACCGTGCGTGCCGCGTTCCTTAAGACGACTAGCGACACAGAGCACGCCGTCACGATCTACCAGGCCGCAACGGGAACTTCCCCTGGCTCGGTAGCTCTGAACGTGATCTCAGACAAGCCTGGCGATTCGGCTATGTTCCTTACTGGCCAGTCGTCGGCCCGGGGAACCCTGAAGATCGCTCACCTGAACCCTGGTGCTGGAGCTACAGCAGACGCTAATGCGTCTGCCATCTCGATCGACCTCCAGGCGAATGGCAAGGGTGGTACGGCGGCCCAGGGCATCTTCCTTACGTCGACCGATGGGCCGACGACGGGCAGCCTGCTGACCTTCAGGAACAACCCGACTCCCACGATTGAGGAGTTCGCCGTCCGGTCAGACGGCAAGACCGGCATCCGTCTCCCTCTGGGCAACACGCCCCAGGGAAGCCTTGAGGTACGTCAGCTCAACGTGGGCGACGTGGCCATGGTGGTACAGGGCGTCGCCTCCGCGACGTCCCCTATAGCCCAGTTCAAGAACTCTGGCGGTACTGCCACCCTTGAGGTGGGAGCCTCTGGAGCCATCGTCACCAGGGCTACAGCGTTCGTCACCGGAGCCATGCAGCTCGGTTCCACCAGCTCGGACCTCGGCGGTTCTGCTGGTGCGGTGATCTCTATGAAGAACGCCACCACAGCACCTACCACGAACCCGACTGGTGGCACCATTCTGTACGCCACCGGCGGAGTCCTCGCTATGCGTGACGCGGCAGGCAACGTCACCAACTTCACCAAGCAGACTGTCACCGGATCCCGTGGCGGTAACGCCGCACTCGCGAGCCTCCTTACGGGGCTCGCCACCATCGGACTCATCACCGACTCTACTACCGCATAAGGAGAACCATGGTCGCCAAGAAGCCCGCGAAGAAGACTGCGGCCGGTAAGCCTGCTGGCTCCGGTGCCAACTTCGCAAAGATCAAGCGTGAAGCTGGGGGCGGGGAGAAGGGTGCCCGCATCGCCGCAGCTATCGGTCAGAAGAAGTATGGCAAGGCTGGCATGGCCAAGATGGCAGCCAAGGGCCGAGCGAAGAAGGGGAAGTGATGAGCGACCTTTACAAGAACCCTGAGAGGGAGCCTGCTCCCGAAGAGCTGGAGTCCCGCAACTCTGACATGGTGGACTGGGGCGGCTCCAGGATGGAGCCTGCCGGGCCTGCCGGTATGAGCACGATCAGCAACGGCAACGAGAAAGGCATCCTTGAGGTTGGCCTGTTCCGGGCGATGGGGATGCACCAGGTTGCCGAACTCGGATCGGATCACGACCGCTACGCCCAGGGGATCTACAGTGACGCCGACTCCAAGTACTCCGACTAACACCAACAAGGCGGACGCCGTTCTCGGCGCCGCCAAGCCTATGGGCAACACCTACGAACAGTCAAGCATCACTTCGAGTGATGCGATCAAAGAGCAGACGATGGCGAGGGGTCACAATGTGTTCCGTCCGGACGTCTACCGAGTATCCGAAGGAACTGTGATCTGATGCCACCTGCACAGAAGAAGACGGAAACCGAGAGCCTCCTTAAGGCTGGGGCTCTCGTCAACCTCGAACGAGGCGGACGAACCCTCCAGAACCTGGAAGTACTAGGCTTCGATGAGCACTTCATCAAGCTGCGCTGGGACATCCACGTCTCCCCGCAGACTGAGATCGTCCTGGTCCCGTGGGGAAAGGTCGAATCTCTTGGTCTGGTTGGTGAACGCTGATGAGCCGAGCGCCTCGAAGCGAAGCGTCGAAGCTAAAGGGGTCCGACTCTCGTCGGAACCCCGCTGCCCGAAGTGCGGGCACACGTTCGAGGGCTGCACGTGCCGGGGCTAAGTGCTCCAGCGCCTGCCGCACGAAGGATCATGCCAGCTGGGGAGAGTGCGTCAGGTCCAAAGGCCTCCAGCTTTCCCCCGCTGTGAACGACGACTACGGCACCAGGCAGAAGGCCTGGGACCGAGAGCTGGACAGCTTTGAGTCAGCCACCAGGCAGGGCCTGAGCCCTGCCGGAACCAAGCAGGAGCACATCGACGCAGCTTTCAAGGAGGCTGAGGCATGAGCGTCACTGACGGATCTCTCACCACCGATGGCGCACAGCAGTCTGTGCGTGTCGTCGGAACCATCACCACCACGCCAGGCTCTGGCACTCAGACGGTAGCCGGTACGGTCACGGCCAACCAGGGCACAGCGAACACGGCGGCCAACGGCTGGCCAGTCAAGCTGACCGACGGCACCAACAACCTTTCGATCAACGCTACTGGCCAGGCTTCTGTTCTTGCTGCCCAGCCGACAGCCGCGAACCTGAACGTCACCTCCGTACAGGGCACGGCTGCTGCCGTCGCCCAGGCCTGGCCAATCAAGAACACGGACGGCACGAACACCGCCAACATCGCAGTCCCTGGCCCGAACCTTGGCGCTGGCCTGGTGGTCAGTACTGGCGTATTGATCTCTACCACCAGCCTTAACGCCGCCACGGCTACCGGCCCTGGAACTGTGGCCGACTTCGGGTCGGCCAAGTCGAACATCACTCTCGTTGTGGTCGGCAACGCTGGCATTACTGCGGGAACGGTGGCCCTGGAAGTATCCCAGGACAACGCCAACTGGTATCAGCACACCACGACGGCCGCCTTCACGGCGGCTGGTGTGAAACAGCTCACCCTATCCTCCTCCGCCTTCCGGTACGCCCGAGCGAACATCACCGTAGGGGCCACCGGCGGAACCATAAGCGCCTCCCTCATGGCTAGCTAATGGGCCAGATGAGCGTACATGAGTACGCCCCCCACGACCCGCTGCATGACGCTGGCTTCCAGCTTCCCGTCACTGCCGGTAACGTATTCTGCACGCTCACCCCACCCTCGGGGCATTACCGCATAGAGATCCACCGACTGGCCTACGGCACTGGTACTCCCAGCGTAGCCAACAACGGCAGGTTCTTTGTTGGCGCAACAGAGCACACGCTCTCCAGTGGTGCGGCACTTGGTGTGCCGTACTTCTTCACGTTCTACGTTCAGCTCGACGGCGCCACCGCCGTCGGCATCAAGGCTGTCAACAACGGCTCTGCCAACATCGGAGTCACTGCAAGTATCACCGCAACACGCCTAGCCTAGGGAGTCCGAGTGGCTGTCACTTTCAATCAGCTGGTTGACCGGGTCAAGCAACAGCTGCTCGGCTACACCAGAGACCAGGCTTCTATCTCCTATCTCGTGGCGCCTATGGACGCCAACGACGTCACCTTCCAGATCGACCCGGAGACGGCTACCAACATCTCCCGAGGTCTGATCGAGATCGATGACGAGCTGATCCTCGTAAAGAAGTTCGACCGTGCTACGGGCACGGTCACCGTAATCGGTGGCCTGACGGGAACGGGGCGGGGAGCAGAAGGGACAACGCCTGCGGCTCACGCTCTGGACACGATCGTCACCGATGACCCGATGTACCCGAGGGCGAGGATCAAGGAGGCTATCAACGACACGATCAACGCCACCTTCCCCGACCTCTGGGTGTTCGGCGAGTACGAGTTCAACAAGATCGCAGCAAGGTATGAGTACCCTGTGCCAGTCGACGTAGAGGACGTCTACAAGGTAACGGTCAACACCATCGGCCCCTCGGCCGTGTGGTTCCCGCTCTCATCCTGGCGATTCAACCCGTCGGCATCCACGACATCCGGCCAGGTATTCCCGACGCCCACGCCTACCGGCAAGACGATCCAGATCATGAGGGACTTCATCGTTCCCGGCAGGGCTGTCCGAGTCGAGTACATCAAGCGGCCTCAGCCGCTTGTGAACGGGTCTGACGACTTTGCGACCACCACCGGATACCCGGAACGGTACATAGATCTCGTTATGTACGGCGCCATGTGGCGCCTGCTTCCTGCGTATGAGTCTGCACGCCTGCAACAGCAGGCGATAGAGGCCACTGAGAGGGCTCCACTGGTGCCTACAGGGGCCGGAAGCAACGCCTCCAAGTACTACATGGCCCTGTATCAGCAGAGGCTCGCAGAAGAGCGTACACGGCTTCAGCGCCTGTTCGACTCCTACCAGACCTTCAACGGATGATCGGCGGAGCCGACATCCTCGGAAGCACGGCTCTCGCCGTGCGTAACGGCTAAGGAGCCCCTGTGCCCAACTCCAGGTTCTATTCCAGTATCGCGGCTGTCACCAACCTACAGGTTACCGCCAGCCCTTCGGATGCCAGTATCCAGGTGGCCAGCAGCTCCGGCTTCCCCGGCTCGTTCCCGTTCACGCTCAGCCTCGACTACGGCTCGGCCAACGAGGAGCTTGTGCAGGTGGAGTCAGGCGGTCCGAGCATCTTCACAGTGACGCGTGCCGTTGACGGCACGTCTGCATCCACCCACAACGCTGGTGCGGTTGTCCGTCACGTTTCCTCCGCTCGCGACTTCACTGACAGTCGGACGCACGAAGCGTCCACCACCGGGGTACACGGCATCAGCGGACAGTTCGTCGACACAGTGTCGGTACAGACCCTGTCGAACAAGACGCTGACCGCTCCGGTTATCAACAACGCGGCACTAGCCGGTACATTCTCAGGGACTCCCACCTTCAGCGGTGTGGTCATCTACAACGGCGGACCCACGTTCACCACCACCCCGCCCTCGTTTGTCGGGGCCTCGTCCACCAGCACGGTCGAACGGGTACTCGTCGGCGGTGACCCCAATGACCGATGGCAGATCAAGGCCAGCGGGGCTATGGAGTGGGGGCCTGGCTCAGCGGTACGGGACACCAACCTGTACCGGTCGGCCATCAATACCCTGCAAACCGACGACACGTTCGTGCAGCTCGGGGAGAACCAGGCAATCAGGACTGCCGCCTCAGACGTGGCCTATCGGGCCACGGTCGGTGGTGACTCGATCTCCCGCTTCACTGTGGGGGCTGACGGCAAGCTCAGCTGGTCGACGGGGGCTGTCGCCCCCGATGTCTCTATGTCCCGCTCCGCCGCTGGCGTCCTGACGGTTGCTGGCACGCTGGCCGCCACTTCGGTGACGGCTACTGCTGGCATTACTGCGACCGGAGCCCTGACAGGCTCCGACCTGACGCTGACCAACCAGGCCTTCACGACGTTCACCCCG